CCTCTAAAACCGACAAGCGCCGTAAACACCTGAAGCGACCGCCTTTATGCGCCGACTTAGCGGACGCCTACGCCGAATCGATTGCCAGCGGGAGCGCGGTAGCGAACCTGCGCATCTTGGATTCATGCAAGCGTTACTTGGAGGAGCGCCGAGCTCCGGCGGCACACGATGTGTGGTGGGACGAGGTGCGGGCTGAAGAAGCACGGGCGTTTGCTCGCCGGTGCGGCCAGGGTGTGGAAGAGGACGCCGGCAAGCCGCTCGAATGGATGCCATGGCAATGCATGGTGGCGATGGTGTTGCTTGCCAGGCGCCGAGTCATCGGCAAGGTGAAGACAGATACCCCCGCCACCAAGGCGCTACTGCTGGTTGTGGCACGCGGCAACGGGAAGACCGAGTTCGCGGCGTCGATGATTATGGCGGCGATGCGCGATACCTCGACTAGCCTGGAGTTCTCATCGGTTGCGCCCGATGGACGCTTGGCGCAGAAGACGTTTGAGCGCATGGCGACCATGTGCCGGACGCTGGCGATGGATGACGTGGACAAGGACGAGCAGGGATGGAAGGCTTCGGGCGGATCGACGCCGGCGCATCCAGGGCGAGTCCGCCACGGCGGCAACCGGTACATTTCCCTGCCCTGCAGTGACAAGGCATTGGACGGATTGACCACGCGCCTGGTGGTGGCGGATGAAATTTCCCGCATGCCGAAAGCCGTCGGTCGTTTGCTCACCGGACTTGCCAAGTTCGCGACGTCCCAACTGTTGGCAATCACCACGCCTGATCCGGAGCAGAAGACCACGCCGATTTGGGGCTATTGGCAGGCTTGCGAAGCGGCAATTACTGACGGAACCCCCTATCCGGCGGGGTGGTGGCCCATGATTTACGGTCTTGATCCCGACGATCAGGCCTCCGATCCGACCGTTTGGGCGAAGGCGCACCCCGGTTTAGGCGTCATTGTCGACCCTACGCAGTTGCAACTAGCCGCGCAGACGATGCTAAACACGGGCGATCCAGTGCAGATTGCCGAGTTTGAGACTCAGTTAGCGTGCAGATACCACGAGATTGCAACGACCGACATTGATCTGTCGGTACTTGAGCGACAAATGGTGGACTGCGATTGGGATCGCTTGCGCGGTGCGCCGGCGGTAATCGGACTAGATCTAAGTCGCGGTGGTTACTCGACACAACTTGACATGACAGCGTTGACGATCTTCGTAGTCGATGGCGGCATCATCCGCGCACGCAACGTGTGCTGGTGGGCCGGCACGGACATCGCACTTGACGAGAAGCGCTGCAAGAACCCGCTGCAAGTGTGGATTGAGGCGGGACACCTACGCCGCATGCCTGGTGAATGGCAGGATATGTCGATTGTTGAGGCTGAAATAGAGCATTTAATGGCGCTTTATGACGTCCGAAAGATCGGCGTCGACCCGCATCCAGCGCAAGCGCGAGATATTCGGAGGTGGCAAGACCGCGGATGGCCCATCGTTGCGGTCGATCAATCGATCAGAACCATGGCGCCGGCGTGGAAACTGTGGGGCGATTTGCTGAAATCCAAGCAGTTGTGCTACCAAGTTGACCCGGTTCTAGCGACCGGACTCAACAACGTGCGACTTATCCGCGACAACGTAGGCAACACGCGACCGGTGAAGGGACGCAGCGCCGGCAACATGGATGTCATCGTTTCCGGCAACATGGCAGCGCTCCTCATGGAGCATCACCAGGTGCGCGAGTCCACGGGACTGAGTACGAGCAGCTGCCCGATCGGGTGAAGTAAGTACTTCACCGTGAAGATATTTTGCGTTTAGTTGGCAAGTCCATAAATCGCTATTGACAGTCCTAGGCGGACTTGTTCCATGCTCTGCGTGAGCATCTTCGCCAGGTTCATGGGATTCAGAAGCGCCACGGTCGTCTATGCACGGCCGGAGCCGCTAGCCGCACCGGCTATAACGTCCCTGCCTGCGGTCGTTCGAGCGACTCAACTGATATCGGCAGACCTTGCACGGCTACCGTTCCACGTCGTTGATAGCGATGGTCAGTTGGTCGACTCGCCGATTACACAACTGATGACCCGCGATGCTTCGCGCTGGCAGTCAGGCTACGAGTTTCGCCGCTACATCACTGCGTGTGCGCTCGAATCCGGCAACGGTGTCGCGCTGATTCGCCGCGATACCACGGGCGCTGTTGCTGAATTGCAACCGATGCCAACGAACGCCGTGAGTTCGGAAATGACCGAAGACGGTGTGGTCTACAAGCTCGCCGGCACCACGTTGTCCTCCGACCAGGTGCTTCACCTTGGTTGCTACCCCGACCCGCTGCGCCCGGATTGGTTCATCGGGCCGATGGACGCCGCTCGCGCTGCGTTCAATCTCGCCGCAGACCAAGACGCGGCACACTCGGCGCTCATCCGCAGCGGTGGAAAGATTTCGATTTCCCACCCAGGCGCCATGTCGGATCAGACGGTGCAAGCCATCCGCGACGCCTGGCAGACCATGCACTCAACGCCCGAAGGTGCGTCGCGCCCGTTGATCCTGCGCGAAGGCATGAGGGCTGAGAAGATCAGCGAAAGCACGGCCAACGTCCTCGAGTCGCGCCGGTTCTCGATTCAGGAAGTAGCTCGGGCTTACGGAATTCCACCGGAAATGCTTTACCAGCAAGGTGGCGGTGCTCTCGCATCGCAATCGGAAACCGCTCGCGCCTACGTTGATGGCGCACTCGCCCAGTGGGTGAGCGCGTGGGAGTCGGAGATCACGCGCAAACTCTGCAGGCCCGGTGAGCATGCACGTCTTGACGTGGACGTCCTGCTTCGCGGAAACATGCGGGACGCCGGAATGGCTCTGTCCAAACTGGTGCTCGCCGGGATTATGTCCGGCAACGATGCACGGCACCGGCTCGGCTTGCCTCCTCAAGAGGGGCTTGACGATGCCAAGGTCTCCATGCCTGGCGGCATGAGCGCAGTGCAAGGCGACAACGCCGGCGAAGGCAACATGGGGGACGAAAATGCTTGAGATTCGCACAGCCAAACTATCCATGACGGGCGACAAGATCGGCGGCTACGCCTCGGTATATGACGCTCCGAGTCACCCGCTGACCATTCGCGGCATCAATGGCGGCAAGCCATTTACCGAACGTGTGGCCCGCGGTGCGTTTGATTCGTCACTCGGCAGCAACATTTCATTGCTTGTTGGTCACGATTCGCGCGACCTACTCGCCAACACCAAGAGCGGATTGCTGCAACTGCGCAGCGATCAGCACGGCCTGGCGTTTGAAGTAACGCTGCCCGACACCCAACGCGCTAAGGACGTTCGCCAGTTGGTAGACGCTGGCGTGTTGTCTGAGATGTCGTTCGGTTTCCAAGTCATCGCCGACAGTTGGGTCGGCAACAATCGCACACTCTCGCAGGTTGCGCTGCGTGAAGTTTCCATCGTTGAAAACGGCGCTTATCCGCAGACAAGTGCCGAAGCAAGAACCCTCCAGTCGGGCCTTGCCCGTCTACGTCTGCGTCTAAGGATGCCGCTATGAAACTGTCCGAAATGTTTGAGACCCGTAAGGCGCTCGTTACTGAGCGCGATTCCATTCTCGCCCAGGACTCCATGTCCGTCGAAGTCGAGGCTCGCGGCCACGAAGTCGCCAACGAACTCGGCAAGCTCGATGCAGAGATCCGCGCAGCGCAAGTGCGCGAGCGTTTCGCTTCATCGTCTGCTATCGAGAACACCATCAAGAAGACCGAGGATCGGTCGATGGACATCCGCGCTTCCAAGAAGTACGAGGATCAGTTTGTCAACTACCTCCGCACTGGCCAGATGCCCGAGCAGCGTGAACTGATTACTTCCGCTTCGAGTTCGATCTTGATTCCAAAGGTGTATCAAGATGCGGTTCTCAAGTACCTGAGTGCCAACAGCATCATGCGTAACATTGCTGATATCCGCACTGGTGTTCAGGGTTACCAAACCCTGCGCTTCAGCACGCTGAAGACTGCTGACTACACGGCTGCTTGGACTCAGGCCGATACCGCCACCACTGCAACGACCGCTGCTGATCCGTTGTTCAAGGAAGTTCCCCTGGCACCGGTTCCATGTTTGCCGAAGACCGAAGTTAGTCAGCAACTCATTCTCCAATCGGACGCTGGATTTAACGTCGAAATGGAAGTCATCGACCACCTGCAGCGCCAGCTTTTGCGCAACCTTGAGTGGGGCTACGTGGCTGGATCCGGCACGAATGCACCGACGGGCATCTTCACCGTCAAGGCATCAACCGGCGTCACCACTGATATCAACATTGTGACCGCAACGGCCGGCGCTGGACTTACGCGCGCCGCCGCAATCACGGGCGGTGCAACTGTTGCCAAACTCCTTGAAATGCGCTACACGAAGTTGCCGGCCGCGTATTGGGGATCTGCTGCTTGGATTCTGCCGCAAGATACGTACGCAGCAATCGCAGGACTGCTGGTTAATTCAGTCCCAATCTTTGTGCCAAGTGCCGACTCTCAGGTGCTTCAGAACGCTGCTCCGTTCACGCTCATGGGTCTCCCGGTGTACATCACCGAGTATCTGCCAGCGCATGTTGCAACCGCCAGCACCGGCAAGAACTGCATCGCAATCTTGGGCAACATTTCCGAAGCATTTGCGATCCGCGAATGGGGCGGTATGTCGATCACCCGCGACGAGTTCTCGTTGTCCGGTACTGCACGTATCCGTTACCAAGGCATGCAGTTCGCCAACTCCGACTTCACCCGCGTCAATGCGCTGGTTCAGTTGCAAGTTACGAACGCCTGATTCTGATCCTCTCATCCTTCGGGTGGGTGGGGCTTCGGCTCCACCCCCCCGTTGCGAGGAACCATGGCCCTAGATATCGCTAAATTTAGAAGTTTTGCTCGCATCGTCCATAACGAGGATGATCCGGCTATTGCAATTTGTTGGGCAGGAGCAGTACGGGAACTAGAAGAGAAAACCGGGTGGTGCGTGGAGAGTGTCACCAGGACGCAGTGGGTGCCCTCAGCGCCCGTGACGATCTACGGCGGTCTGTACCTTCTTCTGCAGCGCCAAGGCGACCTAGCCGGCACCACGGCCACCTATAGCGACAGCGCAACGGTGCCGCTCACCGGCACATGCGCCAAGATCATGATTAACGGTCTGATCTATGTGGATATGGAGATTGACGCCATTACTTACCCGGTTACCTTGACCGTGACAGCCGGAAACGCCGCCCTAAACCCGCTGCTCGAACTGGCGCTATTGAACCGCGTCGCGCAGAAGGTTGCGGAGCGCGGCGACGATACGAAAGCGCTCGACTCCACCTACTGGGATCGGATCACCTCGATGATGGGTAAGGGGATTGGATAATGTCCATGGGGCATGTTCCATCCGGAATGATGCGCCTCGTCATGACGGCGCAGAATCCAGTACGCACCGTAGATGCGTTTGGCCAGGCGTCTGAGTCCTGGTTGTCCTTCGCCACCTTGCCAGTCCACGTGGAGCTCGCGAATACCTCAGACACTATGGATGACGGCGGCCCAGCGACGCGCACAGATTGGCGCATCCTCGCCCCCTGGCATCCGAGCATGAACAACCGTAGCCGCCTGCTGTGGTACGACAACGGCACTGAGCGCACGTTTACCGTTCGCGCCTGTTGGGATCGCGACCAACGCCGCCGCCGGCTAGAGATCGAAGCCTCAGAGGTGACGCCATGACCGTAGTAAAGATCACAGTCGATACCAAGGAAGTGCGCGACACCCTGCGCCGGCTATCGCCGCGCCTCAATGAATCAGTGCGCAAGAAGGCAATCCGCAAAGCAGCAAAGCCGTTTACCGCATCGCTGAAGGCGCTGTGGGTCAGTGCGCCATACAAGGGCAAGAACCCGCACCGTAAGGCGATTGCCGCGGCAACCAAACTGAACTCCCCGAAGCGCATGGGCGGCGAAGGTGCACCGATCCGCGTGGAGCTCGGCGTAGTGCTCGGCAAAAAGGGCGGCGCCAGGGCAAAGGGCATGCAGTACGTCTACCCCTGGCTAGAGAACGGATTTAAGCACAAGGCATCAGGCAAGTTCATCGCCGGTTCCCATCGCAGTCTGGCGTGGAGCCGGTCGAACGTGAGCGCGTTTATGCAGTCGATCGCTACCGAAATTCTTGTTGAGGCTCGCAAAATCCTAGGAGCCGCAAATGTCGCTTGAAGCCATCCATAAAGCCATTTACGCGCTACTAGCAGCGAGTGGCGATACATCGGTGGGCATACGTGTTGCTGGAACGCCGACACCGTGCATGGTGTACGAGATTACCTCGGCTTCTGTTGATCTTTCGATGGCCGGAGCGTTGGCAAAGAACCATTGGACAATCGGCGTAGAAGTGCAAGTAATCGGGGACGCTATTCAAGACGTGTTGACGCTTGTAGACGATCTATCCAGCACATTTGGCGTTCCCCGCAACGATGCAACGAACCTTTGCAGCATCATTACTTCAGAATTTAGCGTGGTGTTCTCTGTCGAGCCACTTGATGACGGCCGCGAAGACGCAGCGCGTATCGGAACAATCTCACTCACCCTACTTGTCCAGGAGGACTAATCATGGCAATCATCGCAGGCTACGGCGGAACATTTACGTTGAACTTCCAATCCGGCGGCGCGGTTTCGTACCCCGCTAAGAACATCACCATTTCCTTTGCTCGCAGTAGTTTGGACGTAACCACCATCGCCGACTATCAAGAAAAGCGCGCACCTGGTCGATTCTCGCGCACAGCGACTTTCGACATTATGTCAAGCACTTCCACAACCGATGACGCCCTTCGATTGCACATGAAGCCAGTAAGTCTTGCTACTGCGGTTGCGGTGAGTGTCGCTTTATCTTTCACCGATCAAGGAGCGATTGCCTACACCATGACCGGACACCTCACCAGTGCCACGCGCACGGATGACGGCAATGGCCCGGGAATGTGGTCTTTGACTCTTGAGGAGGCTTGATGCCATTCGATCTTTCGCAATTGATCGCCAAGCCGCGCACAGTCAATGTGCCTGGCGTTGGCGTTGTCATGGTTCGTGAGCCGACGATGGCGGACTACGCACGCGCACCGGCTGACCCTTACTGGTGGGGTGCTTGCATCAGTTGCACCGATGGCAGTCCGTTCGTCCTGAATCACGCCGAACTAGGAAACATCCGGGCAGAACTCTGCTCGGCACTGCTGGAGGAGATCAACCGCCCGCGCCCTACTCTAGCGCCGAGCGCAGGCTCTGGCGCATTGCAGATGGGGAACGAAGGATGATGATGCCGGCAGGAATCGCCGCAACCGAACTGACCACCCTCGAACGGTGCGAATGGTTGCTTACTGCCCTGGTAGTCAATGCCACCAACCAACCGCCGCAGCGGTGCATTCCATGGATGAAGGCGGAGCACTATGGCAGATAAATCCATGAAGGCGGTCATCCGCGCCGAAGTAGACCCATCAGGCGTCGTCAAGGGCGTTGCGGCTACTAATCGCGAGCTGCAGAAGTTGAACAGCAAGACGAGCGCTATTGCCATTGGTGCATCGTTCAACATGGCACAGCAGGGCTTCCAAATCCTGATGCATGCCTTCCAAATGATTGACCGCCGCATGCAGGAGATTACCGCACTGAGTTCGCGGTTCTCGCCTGAAGCTCAGCGCGGAATCATGGAAACGACCATGGCGAAGATCAATGATGAGATCAAGTACGCCAAAGCATTCGGGCCAGACGTAGCCGGCGCGGAGCGTGCGAAACGCGGTGCAATGCAGGCGCAAACAGCATCAGACCTCAGCACAGCTGGCGGTGGGCAGTTGGCGTTTAGCGAATCCATGAAGCAATCCGGTATTCGATTCTTCAATGAATCCATCGATCAAATCATCATGGGCTTTACCGATCCAGGCAAGAAGTTCTCGATGCAAAACCTGCGCAACCTGAACAACGAATTCGGCTTCGGAACATCAGGTCAGGAGAAGACCGCAGGAATGAGCGACAACCCGCGACGGGATGAACAAGTACTGCTCGAAATCAATAGAACTCTGAAGGGCGGTTCCTAATGGGTAGTTTCAGCACCATCGAACTTGCAGGCAGTCGCTCGTACGAACTCGGCTCAATCCCGGGCGAATCTGCAATGCAGATCGTTTACCTGGTGAAGTGGACTGCGGCAACGACTGAAACGCCAACCGAACAAGAAGTACTGGCGGCATGCCCAAAGCCGAATACCCGTATCCCGTCTGGTATCTATGGCGCTTACGGTTACCTAAAGACCATGGTCATTCGCTCGGTTGACATCCAACCGATCCGCGAGCAGGCATACCACTACCGCGTGACCGTCCGCGCCACCACCCGCGAATACGGCTTCTCCGACCAGAACGACTTCTGCCAGTGCACACGCGCTACGGTGGTGCGTTCGACTGCGCTTTATCGCAAGGGTGCTACGCTCGCTACCGACGGGACGGTGACGTTCTCTGGAGCAGGCGATATTGGCGGCACGAAGGTTGACAGTAACGGCAAGGCGAAAGCCTATGACGTACCGCAGCAACTGGTAACTATTGAAACGCAATATGACCGAACGCTTCCATCAGGAACGCCAGCAGCGGAACCACTGTGGTCTGTCTATACGTCTTACGTTGGTACGCGCAACAATGCCACGTTCCTTGGAGCTCCGAAGGGAACGATGCTGTACCAAGGCTTTCAGACTGCGCCGATTGACTCAAACTATTACCGAATGTCCCATACGTTCTTGTATGACGCCTGGTACCACCTTGAGCAGATCCCAGCACCAAATCCGACTGGCGAACCGATCTTGGTTGCCGGCGTGACCATCGGCGGTTTCCCGATCCTGCAAGTGGACAAGGTGGTGTACCTACAGAAGTACGACAGCTTCACCAATTTCAACAACATCATCACCGCAGCGCAGTTGTCCGCACTAACCGCACCAGCACCCGTCGCAGTCTAATTATGGCAATTCATAACCCCGTATTCACCTCGAACCTTTATGGCGGCCTCAGCCGGCACGCCATGAATAGTTTCGCGCAGGCAGTACGGCAAGTAAACGCCAATTCGGAAGGCGTGACGTTTAGCCAGGCGCAGGTGTTTGAGCGTGCGCCTACCAAGTCGGTCTTGGCATCGATCGAATCTGCCACGCTTTATTCGGACAATCGATGGACGTACTCAGTCAAGATATGGTTCCCGACTCCGATCGGCGGCGGCGGGATCACGGTGCCAACGGCAGACCTCAGCGGCACGTACACCGCCGCGGTGAACCTTCGCGAGTGGCACAACACGCTCAACATCGTTGACGGGATGAACATATCCGTAGCGCCAGCGGCGACCATCGGGCCCGTGGGCAGTCAATACAACACCACTACCGACCTATGGCCAACAACACAACTCAGCGCCAAGGTTGAACTGCACATCTGCTATGACAGTTCGGGCGCTACGTTCGCATACTTTGACCGACCAAACCCCGTTCGCTGCACGCCGGCGGAGCAATAAATGCCAAACCTAGACCTAGCGCTTTCCTACCCGTCCGTAGTCATCGTCCCTGGCGAAGAGTGGGTGTTGGCCGGGACGATTCAGACTGAAGGTACTGCCACTGCCTTTGATTACACCGGCTACAACGTCCGGTGCGACGTGTCAGTGGGTTCCTACGCACTGGCAACCACCGGAACAGTGACTGGCACTGCCGCATCGGGCACGTTCGTCCTGACGCTTTCCGCGACCGTTACCGACCTCTACCCATCCAACTCGTGGGGCACGCTGGTGATTCATTTGCACAACTCAACTACGCCGTCACTCAACAAGCACGTAGCCACCATCGGCTTTCGCACCTCAGCGGAGACCATCTAAATGTTTACCTCCATGTTTCGGAAATCCATGTTGGGTGCGGTTAGCGGCACTACCGCTGACGTACTGGTAGTCGCTGGTGGCGGCGGTGGTGGCGGGGCAACATTCAACCAATTCGGCGCTGGTGGTGGCGGCGCTGGTGGTTTGGTTTACACCACTGGTGTGACACTTGCCGCTGCAACAAGTTACACAGTGACCATTGGCGCGGGTGGCGTTGGTGGTGTTGGTGTTACCGTTCCAACAATCGGATCAGACTCGTCTGTATCCCCGTTGGGCTTGACAACTGCATTGGGTGGCGGTCGCGGCGGCTATGGCGGAAGTGCGGGAAACCCGGCAACAAGTGGCGGATCCGGCGGCGGTAGTAGTGGCTATCCCGGTACAACGCCAGGGGCTGGTACGTCGGGACAAGGATTTGCCGGAGGAAACCGAGGTACCTCTGCATCGCCGTACCGCGGCGCAGGCGGCGGCGGTGCAAGCGCCGTTGGTGCAGACGGAAACGCAGGCAGCGCGGTTGGCGGCGATGGTTTTACGTATTTTGGCATCGAATACGCCGGCGGTGGCGGTGGTGGTTCGACAAGTGCTGCTTCTTCAGCGGGTGGCGTTGGTGGCGGCGGTGCGGGTGGAACGTCAACCGCAACAACCGGAACAGCAGGTATAGATTATAAAGGCGGCGGCGGTGGTGGGGCGGGAGTTCCAACGAGCGCAGGAACCACTAACGGCGGAGCAGGCGGCATTGGTGTTGTCGTGATCCGGTATCCGGGCACTGTTGCAGTAGCAACGGGCGGCACTATCACCTACACGGGCGGCCTTTACGTTCGCCACACCTTCACAACTTCCGGAAACCTGGTGATGAACTAATGGACAAATTCGCAGCCGAAATCGTTAACGACACAGTTACACGCGTAATTGTTACGCCGACTCTCGCGTGGGTGCGCGACAACCTTGGCGGCGAGTGGGTGGAATGCAAGACCGACGGCAGTATCCGTGGGTGCTATCCGGGCCCTGGCTACACGTATGACCGCGTAAATGATGTCTTCGTACCGCCTCCAGCACCGCCCGAAGATCCATGATCCATCTGGCGCTGTTCATCATCCTGATCATCAGCAGCGGATGCGCTTCGCAGACGGCCTTGATATCGCACGCCGCGACATCGAGCGCCGCAAGCGCAGCGGTAGCACGGGCGCACCTGGTGGCAGCAAGCGCCGAGCTCGACAGCATCGAGGCACAAGCGAACGCGGTGCACCAGGCCATCCCGTTCGTAAGTGATGACCAAAGTCCGATTTGGAATACCCTGACGTGGGTCTCGGCGGGAGTCATTGCCGTGGCCGTGTTTGCGATTGTCTACACACTTATACCACGGAAATAGTATGCACCTGACCACAACACAAATACTTGTATGGGAGATAGCACTCCTAGTAACTACGTTCTTTGCAGGGTGCCAAGTAGGCCAAACCTTCCGGAAGTTTAGACCAGTCAACGCTAAGAAAGCAAAAAAATGATCACCATTGCCTCGGCAGAATCTCTAATTGGCTCAATCTTCTTTGCGTTATTCCTAGCGGCGTGCGGCCTGGTGGTCGGGTACATCACCTGCCGCCGACAGGCAAGCAAATGAGTCGACGCCGGATCTGTTGTTGCACCGGCGAAGAGCCGCCGCCGCCGCCTGACATCATGCCAGAGCGGTCGGATTGCAACTTAACATTGCCATCGACTTTCCCGGCACGCGATTACACTTTTAGCGTTTCAGGATCAATTCAATCGCTTTACTACGGAATCAATGTACCGTCACAGTGCGAACCAGGCACGGACTTCCTTGCCCATACTGATTGCACACCATATGCGCAGCAGGTTGATTACATCACGTTCGCGCCTGACTGCAATCCGGAAGACCCGCAATGCCGATCGAACAGCAAAGCGGTAGGTGTAAGTTCTTTTTCGGGAACAGCGACTATTGTCGGTGGTTCTGTCTCTGGTGGGATTTGCAATTCGCAGGTGTATTACAGCAGTTACAGCAGCAGCACCCTTTGCAGTGGCGTAAATATAGCCGAAATTTTCTTGCCATTGTTTGCAGTTGCGTGCGATCAAGAGTATTCATCGGCCTGCGGAGGAACCGGTGCTTGCTACAACACAAGCACCATCGCGTTCTACATCGGTGCCGGTGGTGATGCGACTTACTCTGTTACCGATGAAAACTGCGATACTGTTTCGCGTACCGAATGTTTGTTAACGGCAATCCTTTGCATTTATCAACGCCGTAAAAAGACCACCGATACTTGGATGGCCGAAGGCATTTACTATTTAGTCCGAGTACAAAACCGGGAACAGGCCTTTGGAAGCGGATGCCCCGACATTCCCGATTTATGCGGCTCGGTTACGTCTCCAATTAGCCGTGCTGGCATTCCATCTACCATTACTGTTACGGGGTTCTAATGATTCGCATCAAGTACATCCACGCCGGAGTGACTCGCATGGCCGTAGCGCAGATCCTGCCCGATGGTGAATTGGAGTTCGTGGGCAAGTCGGAGGTCAGTACAGGCATCGGCGATACCGTTGCCGCAGTCACAACTGCCGCGGGAATCAAGCCTTGCGGCGGGTGCAAGAAGCGGCAAGCAGCGCTGAACAAGGCGACGCCAGGGTGGCTTTCAAGAATTCTGTTGCAAACTTCTCGAGTGGTCGATAGGCTTAGGGCATGCGTAAGGATGCGCTGACTGAGACCACGACGGACTCGGGCGCATCCTTCGCTTG